GAAAGAAAGGAAAGAAGAAAATGAGTAAAGCAGTATTAGTGATTGATATGCCTAAACGTTGCAAAGATTGTTTTCGGTATCAAGCAGATGCGTGGTTTGGTGGAAGATGCACACAAGCAAAAGACGAGAATGGTTGGAGTAAAAAAATTGAAGCCGATGAAGAATATGATGTTCAAAAGTGGTGTCCATTAAGACCTTGTGAAGAATCAATTCCTATTGAGTGGATAAAGAAAAAGTCGTTGGAATTCTTAATGAATAGAAATTTCAGATGGGCAACAGATTTTCAAGAAGTTATTGATCTATGGAAAGTAGAGAACAACATACCATTATTTGATGATGAATTGAAAATAACTCGGGAGAAAGAAAACCAAAGTCTTGAGTGAAATTATAGTAAGCAATAGTATAAACTATTAGTGTGAAGAGGTACGCAAGAGGGAGCAATGTGTATCTCTTTTCTTATGTATAAGAGTATAAAACAATTCTACAAATCGAGAGAGTGGCAGACCTGTCGTGATAATTATTATCGATACAGGAGAGGACTGTGTGAGAGGTGTCTTGCTAAAGGCATTGTGAGTGTTGGTGAAGAAGTACACCACAAAGTAAGACTGACACTAGAGAACATCAATGATGAGAACATCACAGTGAATTGGAACAACCTTGAACTGTTATGTCGCAACTGTCACATTGATGAGCACAGAGACGACAGGCGAACTGAGAAACGTTACAGTGTGAATGCGGACGGGTCGATTGTGACGGGGAAATGACATCCCCCTAGGGTGCGACAAAAATTATTTGACGGGTACCAAGACCGTCTTCGTGAGAAGGGAAAAACCGCCTGAAAGGAACGTTTTCGTTTTTGGATGAAAGGAAGTGAAACGAATTGCCGAAGGTACGCAATACCTATGATGAATTGATGGCACTTGCAGAGAGATATGGTGTCGATGACAACGCATTGTTCATCGCAAGTGCTGAACAGTACGCAATACAGAGTGAAGTCATCAAGGGAATTCGTGATGCACTCGCATCAGAGGACTCTTTGATGACTACGAAGGAATATATAAAGGGCAGATTGAATGTGTATTCAAATCCTCTGATCAAGGAACTGCCTAAAATCAACGACTCAGCAAATCGACTCCTGAATACGATGCTAGACATCATTTTGAAACTAGGACACGAGAAAACCGACACTGTATCACGATTAGAGAGTCTGATGAATGAATAACTATCTTCTTGAATACTATCAGGCGATAAAAGACGGAACTGTCATCGTTGGTCAGTGGGTTCGAATGTGGTATGAGCAAATTATGAAGGGACTTGAAAACAAGTCCTTTTATTTCGACAAGAAGAAACGGAATAAGGCGGTCACCTACATCGAGACATTCTGTCACCATCACGAGGGGTCACTTGCTCCTCAATTGCTGAAATTGGAATTGTGGCAGAAGGCATTGGTCTCTGTCGTATTCGGCATACTAGACAACAAGGGCAACAGGCAATTCAGAGAGGTTGTTGTTGTCATTGGTCGTAAGAACGGAAAGACCTTGTTGCGGTCTGCAATTCGGTCTTATATGGCATTCCTTGATGGTGAGTATGGTGCAAGGATTTACTTCGTTGCTCCGAAATTGGAACAGGCGAACCTTTGCTATAACGCACTGTTTGAAATGATCAAGAAAGAACCTGACCTTGAAAGACTGTCCCGAAAGAGAAGGACTGACATATATATCGAGTCCACCAATACCACGATTAAACCATTGGCATTCAACTACAAGAAGAGTGATGGTTTAAACCCTTCGTGCGTTATATGTGACGAAGTCGCCTCTTGGTCAGGTGATGGTGGTTTGAAACAGTATGAAGTCATCAAGTCCGCATTGGGTTCACGTAAGCAACCTCTAATCGTGAACATCAGCACATCAGGATATGTTGACGAGTCGATATATGACGAACTGATCAGAAGGTCAACACGGGTGATAAACGGAGACTCAAGAGAAAACAGACTTGCACCTTTCCTGTATATGATTGATGACATCGAGAAATGGAACGACATCAACGAATTACAGAAGTCAAATCCAAACCTCGGAGTCAGTGTCAGTGTTGACTATCTACTTGACGAGATCGCAATTGCTGAGGGTTCTCTGTCAAAGAAGATGGAATTCCTCACGAAATACTGCAACATCAAGCAGAACTCCTCACAGGCTTGGTTGCCGACTCAGGACATTCTGAAATGTTGCGGAGAACACAAAGACCTCGAAGAATTCCGAGGTTCTTACTGTGTTATCGGCATAGACCTGTCAAGGACTCAGGACTTGACCTCTGCGGTCTGTGTCATTGAAAGAGACGGGGAATTGTACGTGTTCGCAAGAATGTGGTTGCCTTCCGAGAGCATAGAAGAGGCATCCATCAGGGACAATCTCCCGTACAAAATATATGTTCAAAAGGGTTTCCTGTACCCGTCAGGAGACCGTGTAATTGATTACAACGACTGTTTTAATTGGTGCAAGGAATTAGTCGAGAAGTATCGTTTATATCCGCAGATGGTCGGTTATGACCGATACAACTCGGTATATTTAATCAACGACTTAAAGGCGTTTGGATTTCACGTAGATGATGTCACACAAGGATTTAACTTGCATCCAATCATAGTCGAATTAAGTGGACTCATCAAAGAGGGCAAGGTTCACATAATGGACAATGACCTGATGAAAGTCCATCTGCTAGACACCGCCTTGAAATACAGTGCGGAAAAGGAAAGAAGTCGAATCGTGAAATTGACATCATCCTCGCATATTGATGGAGTGGCATCGTTGCTTTGTGCAATGTGCGTGAGGGCGAAGCATTGGAACGAATTCGGTGCACGTTTGAAGAACGAGAGGAGAGGATAAAATGGGCGGACTGTTTGGGTGGTTATTCCCTGAAGAGGATAGACCAAAACAAGAGAAACTTCCCGTCAGTGAATTCCGAATGCTGACAGGGTACAAACCTGTATTCCGTGATTATTACGGGAGAATATACGAGAACGCACTGATCAGAAGTGCAATTGAGAGCAAGGCAAGACATATCTCAAAACTGAAAGTCGAATTCAGAGGCGAGGCACAACAGAAAGTCAAGAACCGACTCAAATTCTATCCGAATGAGTGGATGACTTGGAGTCAATTCCTCGCACGTTGTTCAACCATCCTCGATTGCACCAACAACCTGTTCATCGTTCCTGTATATAACAACAAATTGGAAATTGTCGGACTGTTCCCGATTCTTCCTGAAAGAGTGGAATTAGTCGAGGACAAGAAAAAGACACTGTGGATTCGTTACACGTTTGCAAACGGGCAGAGGGGAGCAATTGAATTCTCCAAGTGTGCCTATATGGTCAAACATCAGTATGAGAACGACTTCTTCGGTTCAAACAACAGAGTGTTAAGACCGACACTTGACCTGATCTCCGTTGAAGAACAGGCAGTGAAAGAGGCGGTGACCAATTCCACGACAATCCGATTCATTGCACAGGCGAACAACTTCGTAAGTCCTGAGGACTTGGCATTGGAAAGACAGAGGTTCACTGAGTACAACCTCAAGGGCGATTCAACAGAAATGTTGTTATTCCCGTATCAGTACAAGGACATCAAACAGGTGGATGTGAAACCATACACCCTCGACTCCGAAATGGTCGAAAAGGTGAAAGACAATGTCTTTGATTACTTCGGAACGAATGAGGACATCATACAGGGAAAGGCATCGAATGACAAATTGGATGCCTATTTTAATGCTCAGATTGAACCATTTGCAATAGGGATGTCCGAGGCACTGTCAAAAATGATCTACACGGATTTAGAGAGGTCGTATGACAATCACGTATATGTCGCATCGAATCGACTGCAATATATGACAGTCAGTGAGAAGGTCAATATGGCACAACAACTCAGTGACAGAGGCATCCTGACAATCAACGAAATAAGGGAACTGTTCAATTATGACCCTATCCCGAATGGTGATGTCGCAGTCATAAGAGGTGAATACTACACAGTGAATGAAAAGGTGGGTGAAAACAATGGAACTCAAGAAAATTGAAAATGGCAGAGAATATCGTGACTTGAGGTTGGATGTTGTCGAAACGGAAAACGAGGAAAATCAGTACCGAGTCGAAGGATTCGCAACAACCTACAACGAGGAATATCCTCTGTATACATATAGAAACGAAAAGGACTACATAATCGAAGTCAGAGAACAGGTCGACAGAAACGCATTCGACAATGCAGACCTGAGTGATGTCATTATGCAGTACAACCACGAGGGCAGAGTGTTCGCACGTATCAGCAACAACACCCTCAAATTAGACAAGAGCAACGAAAGAGGACTGTTTGTCGATGCCTATTTAGGCGGTACAGAAATCGGCAGACAGTTATACGAAGAAATCAAGGGTGGTTATACATCCAAGATGTCTTTCGGGTTCATCGTTGACAAAGACAAATTAGAAAAAGTACAGGAAACTCCTGACGGGGAAGTGTGGTTAAGAACCATCACAGGCATCAAGAAAGTATTTGATGTCAGTGCAGTGTCCTTACCTCGGAATGACTTCACTGCTATTTCACGGAGAGCATTTGCAGACGGAGTGATCGCAGATGTTGAGGCGGAGAGACTGAACCGAGAAAAACAGGAAGAAAGAGAGAGAAGGATGCACGACCTCGAACAGAGAATCCTGAGACTTATAGAAGGAGAAAAGTAATGGAAGAATTACGTAATAGTCAGTCTTATATTGATGCGTATGCAAAATATATCAAGACAGGCAAAGACAAAGAAATCCGAGCACTGCTGACTGCAAACGCAATTGCACTTGAAGGAACGACACAGATTCCTGTTCCTGAATTCGTATATGACACAGTCAAGACTGCTTGGGAAGACAGTGAACTCCTCAGATATGTCCGCAAATTGTATGTCAAAGGCAATTTAAAAGTCGGATTTGAAATTTCATCATCAGGTGCAGAAGTACATCCTGAAGGCGGTGACCCGATTCAGGAAGAGGAACTCACGATTGGTGTTGTTGAGTTAGTGCCTGAAATGATCAAGAAATACGTGATGTTAAGTGACGAATTAGAGGCAATGGCATCCCGTGATTTCCTGATGTATGTGTACGATGAATTGACACATCAGATCGCACTGAAACTCGAAACAGAAATCATCAATGCAATCACAAATCAGCCTGTTGGTGTGACTGTTCCTGAAGTCGTCAATTATGGAACAAATCCGAAACCTGAGACAATCGCAATGTCACTGTCAAAATTATGTGCAGAGGCAAAGAACCCTGTCGCAATTATGAACAGAGGCACTTGGGGAGAATTCAAGAAAGCACAGTATGAGGCGAATTATCCGATTGATGTATTTGAGAAATTAACAGTCATTTTCAGTGATGCTTTAAAATCATTCGCAGATGCAAGTGTTAATGACCCTTACCTCATTGTCGGAGACTTCGAAAATGGTTTCCTGATGAACTATCCTGAAGGAGACGAAATCAGAATCAAGAGAGACGACATCACATTAGCAACTCAGGACTTAGTCCGTTATGTCGGCAGAGTCTATTGTGCAATGGGTGTCATCGCACCAAGACACTTCGTTACTGTCAATAAAGGAGACGAGGTAACACCTATCGTTCCAAGCGGTAATATTGAAATTACCGAAAATACCGCAGAGGGTGAACCA